AAGATCAGGGATTGATGTGGAAGCATCAGCACCGCCTTCACGGGTAGGTTGTTCCTCGCCTTGCTTCTGCTCGGCAGGAATACCTTCTTCATGAAGATGCCAACCGAATCCTGCACCTTTAGTCCACTTACCATAAGATTCAATTAGAGCCCTAGAGAACTCGTCATTATGCTGAACACTAGTCGTTGGTTTTTGACGTTCCATTATTGTCGAAGATACTTCTTTTCCTCTCTTTATTTATAGAATCTGTAACATTGACATGACGGATATCTTTTATCCATGAGCGAAACATCTGACCTGATTCAGAAATTACTATGGCATAGTTACCACCTACACGTTTAATCACACCTTTCTCACCAGTCAATGCAGACATAACCGCATCACCTTCTTGAAAAAATTCTTCATGTCTTTGTTGCTGACGCAGTGCTTGCTCTCTAAGTTTTTTAAAATTTCTCATAATCCCATACCTTTACGAACTTGTTTCATCAATTCTAATTTCTGAGCATCCTTTAGTGTGTTAGGAATGCCAGAATAGAAATCTTGAATTTTTTTATCTTTTGCTGCTGCTCTCATTTTACTAGCAGACATACCAGCAGCACCCTCTGCATCTGGATCCCTTTCTCCAGCAGACACACATTCTGCTGACCTATATGTAAATTCAGTTCCATTATATTTTTTTAAAAGTTCTTGGTATGATGATACCCTATCAGATCCAGCAACCCATACTACATCATCATATTCTACTTGAAGTTTTTGTAACAATTTAATGAAAGTGTTTACTTCTCTATCGTAGATAATATTTTTTGCATGGTTTGGATAGATCAATTTCATCCACTCCACTTTCTTATCTGATGGGAGAGGATCCTTTGGTCTCTTCTGAGTGTGAGTAGGATAAATGAAGTAGTCATCTCCGTTAGCAACCGAAGCAACTTTTTCAATAAGTTTTTCGTGACCGATTGTTGGAGGATTAAATCTACCCCAAGTAAATACTACTCTCTTCATTTCTTAGCCCAGGATTTGATTTCTTCAAAGTTGCGTTGACTAAATCCACCAAGACGTTGAACTAACTTAACAGCATTAGTTGATTCACGAATAGCAACGTATCCTTCTTGGTTACCAACTTCATATGTTCCTGTCTTTTCATCATAATAATAGGTTCGGAATCTCTCCCCTGCTTCAAGTTTAGGAACAAAGATGTTTTTAATATTTTGTATAGTATTATATAGTGCAACCATTGCAAGGAAGTCTCTTTTATTTGCTTCGAGAACATCCATACCAGCATACATTTTTGCTTTCCACTCTGCAATCTTTGGTGCTTGCTTTAGACTACCAATTTTCTTACGAAACTTCTCTTCCCAGTAGTTGCAGTATTCTTGATAGAATCGTGCAGCACTACTTACTGCTTGTCCTTGACGAACTTTAGCATTAAAGTATTGCTTGAGGAAGTAAGCAAGACCCCAAGGATCATCATGAGAAGGAGCAATCTCATTTAAGAAATCAGCACACTGAGGAAGAAGTCTTGATCCTGTTCGCTTCCAATTCATCAGTTGTGTTTTCTCTGCATTAGTAATCATAGATGATCTACCTAACTCAGAAGTAAATGGAGATAGGATGAGAAGATCTTTCGTTGACTTATCTGATGCATCAAAACCAAAGTTTACAGACAGGTCAGCAACACTCTTAGCACCATTGTTAGGATACTTAGCATGGATAACTACACAGACTTTACATGCTTTAGCAGTATCATATAGAGTATCATGATCTGGAATACAATAACTAATCAGTTGAGGTTTGAAGATCACACAATCTTCACCATGAACATCTCTTACAACTTTTCTAGTTCCTTCGTGATAGAGGAAGTCTCCTTGAACAACATCTTTTAACTTACCATTGTCATACAATGGTTTCATATACTTGAAGACATACTCAAATACTTTTTTAAGTCCTGGAGCAATCTTATCTTCATTGATCTGTTCCACAGACTTAAACAACTGAGGATTTTTATTGAAGATACCTTTCTTTGCAACAAAGAATTGTCCATCCTCAGGATCTGGTCCACAGAAGATAGCAGGTGACCCATCCCACTTTGTAGAAAATTTTCTACTATTTTTTGGATCCCCAGAAAAAGTTTGCACAAGATCATCAATGTATGCAAACGATTCTTTGACTCCCTCTTCCCCAAACATAAGCATGAGGTCTTCGATGTGCTCTAGGTGTAGATTCTTTGCCATTGATCAACCACCAAACTTGAGATAAGAACTGGACTGCATGAAGACTGTTGCCTTTTGGTTATTAAAGACCATGAATGCTTTTGATCCTGCGTAGAAATACATAGACTTCAAAATGTTCTGCTGAACTGATTCGGAGATGTGACCAGAGGCAGAGTCGAGCATGTATCCGATCTCATAGGACTGGATCTTGTTTTTGACATACTTCATTTTATCAAAAGCAGCGACTCTTGGGGTGTCCTTGAGATAGTTTGTAATGTGTCCACTGCTGTGCTCGCCGTTGGAGATGGTGCTGATGTATTCTGCCATCGCATCTGCTATACGATCAACCATTTCCTGAGTTCTCATTTTGTTTTGAACCCATTGATATGGCATGAATCCATTATTAGGATTCTCTCCAAAAATTTTTCTTCTCAATCTACCCAACTGAGTAAAATGCTTTCTTGCTGAAGAGAGTTTTGCAATCACTTCAGTTGCTGGCAGTGTCACCTTACCATGTGCTGATGTTGATCCTACTCTTGTTTTCATTAACTGAATTTGAATATCAGCAACTTTACCAGACTCTTCAAATCCTCTGGCATCTAAATTATAAGTTTTTGGAAATCCAGTAACATCAAAGTAGATTAGACACTTAGCATTAGTCTCAAGATAATCTACACTAGTAACTTCTACTTCTACATCAGCATACGTTGCAATCGTTCCAATGTCTGGACTGGAAACAACTTCTCTCTTTACAGATTTTCCTGCCTTCTTTAGAGAAATTCCAATAATGTTTCCTTTCTCAAACTGATCATGAATCCACTTATTGTATTCATACAACTGAGCAAGATCATTATAGTATTGAATTGTGTCTTGATTTAGTTTATCTTTTGATAATGCTTTTGCTGCATCTGGAGGATGGTAATTCTTCTTACCTTCAAAAGATGTTTTAACAGCAATGATATCAGATGGATTCCACTTGTCTTCCGAGATACCCAATGTCTTATTCAATCTCTGCAAGACACTTGAATTGATACTACTGAATTGATTTCTACCTTTAGTCTTACTACCCTGAGCAAGTTCTGATTTTAATTGATTGTAGTATCCTTTGTAGCGCGGATACTGGTCTTGTCTGTAAAAATTATACTTGCCACGACTTAAGTCTCCATACGCAGCATTAGCAATTTTTGCAGAAGACTCTACCCAATCAGGACCTGCATCAGACATTTCATAAAAATGCTTGAAGGATTTAAATTTTGTTTCGTCTGCCCATAAGTCCCCACCATTAATACTAACAAAGCAATGGGATTTAATTTGATTATACCTTGGGTGTGTTTGGTTTACTACTTCAGCAAACTCTTCATAGGAAATGTCATGACCTATCTCTTGTCTCGCAGCACAAGCAACACACTGCAAGTTTTCTACAATTGCTGTTTGGACAGCAGCACCATAACTCTCACTATTTCTACCAGCAGATCCTCTACCGAATTGTTTGAATACACCTGTTGCTTTAGATCTACCTTGTTCCCAAGAAGTTTTCCATTTTCCTTGTGCCTCTAAAACTTTCTTGATACCATCTTTCCAATCTTTCATCTCGGATGTTCTTAGTTCCTCAGCAAAAAGAAACTCAGAACTTAACCCAGAACCCAGGAAAGGATTTACTTTTACTTGACCATCACCTTCGGACAAAGTAAAATATGCTGTTCCTCTTTGAAAGATTGAAGGGAGATCAGTTTTAACACTATCAAGAACTTCGACAACAGCAATTAGTAATTCTTTTCTACTTTGCCAATTTTTGCATTTGTTGGCATCAACTCTTAATGCATTTACATTCCTTTACTTCTGGCAAGAGCCACTGGTCCACACGAACACAATGCTCCCAGTTGACAGGGTGAGCACAACTCACCACTACAACAGAAAAGAATGCTCGTAGGTGGATCCAGAGACTGAACATTAGTAAGAGTGCTCCTCACTAGATTTATCTAGTACACATTCCTCATAGTTTTGCTTGGTTGCATCATAGAGGAGATCGAAATCTTCTTCAGATAAAGAGTGGATTACCACTCCTTTATCATCGTAAATGTGATACATCTTATCTGTCGCCTGCTGCTCTGTTTTCTGATTTGAATACATCAAATTCTCCTCCTGGATAACGCTTCTTGAGTTTGTTGACATTAGTTCCGATCAACTCATCGAAGGATATATCGAGTGCCATTGTAGCTTGAGCAACATACCACATGATATCACCCAACTCAATAATGAGATGCTCACGATTATCGTCATTCCATGGTTTTCCTTGGAAGACCATCTTCTTAATGATCTCAAGGAACTCACCACCCTCAGCATTAATTCCAACACCAGCAGTAAGCAGTCTCTCAATATTGGCACCTTGTCTATCCAACTCACCAATACGGTCAGCGAAATCAACAAAGTTTGTAGAACAATCTGAAGTGACTTCTGCCACAAATTCTTGATAGCGTTCAAAATTAACCTTTGACATGTTTCAAATAATAAAGTTACTAAATTTATCGATGCGTTTTTGACGATTTGATACGTCTTCAAACACATCAGATGGTTCTTCGTGATCGGTGATTGCAAGTTCTGCTGCATCATCGTCCACATTATACAATTTCATCTTCGCTCTGTCAACCCCTACGGTAAAGCGTCGATGCATTGTTGGATCGCCATAGCGATTCTTTAATTGTTTTACCATAATGCGACCTGATTGTTCTAACTCCTCAGTAGAGATTAGAGCAAACATAAGATCAGCAGTAGCAGGTAAACCAAATGACTCAGAAGTATCAGTGATTTCTACATCAGTAGAACCAAATCCACTACGAGTAGTTTGTGTTGCTGACACAATAGGGACATCATGCTCACACGCCAATCCACGCAACTCTTCAGCAATAGATTTCACATAAGTGTATGAGTTGACAATGTGTCCTCTGTATCTAGATGACGCACAAATATTTAGGTAATCAATAAAAATGATATCTGGTTTAAATGATTTTTTTAAAGATAGTTCATTCAATAAAGACTTAAAGTGACCAGCATGTGCGCTAGCAGTAGGATACTCTTTGATAATAAGTTTACCTTCTGTCTTTCTACCAATCTCAGCAACTCTAGATGTAAAGAGTTGTTCGGGTAATGTAGAAATGTCTCGAATGTTTATGTTCAAAAGATTAGCATCAATTCTCTCTGCAATTTTTTCTTCGGACATCTCAGCAGTGATGTACAAGACATTCTTACCTTGCTGTAGAGCAGCAGAGGCACAATGACACATGAATAGAGACTTACCAACACCTGTACCAGCAAGGGCAATAGATAGTGTCTTATTGGGGAGACCACCTTTAGTGATAGCATTGAATTTATCAAGATCAAAAGGAAGTTTCTCTTCATCTCTGTGATAGAAATCATATCTCTCGCTAGCGTTTTCTACGTAGTCGTGTCCGATATATTCATCAAACGATACTGCCAAGGCTTCTTGGAGAATGGAGGGTATCGCATCTCTCGAAATCTCTTTATCGCCTCCGTCTGCGATCTTGATCGAATGTAGGAGGGCATTGTAGATTGCTCGCTCTTGACACCACTTTTCAGTTCGGTCAACGAGCCATGCTGTGTTTGTAAACTCTTGGGGAAATTCCTTAATATGTTTAACAGATGTTTGATACGTTTCTTCGTTGAGATCATTGCGTTGTTGTAATTGAAGTATGACAATTTCTGCAGTTGGCATCTTATCATACTTAGAAGAGAAGTCATTAATCTCTTCAAAGATAATACGTTCAGAAATATCTTCAAAGTATTCTGCTTTGAGAAAGGGAACTACTTTGCGATAAAATTCCTCTGTAGAGAGGAGGTTACGCAAAATAGTTGTTTCCATTTTCTCACTCATCTTCTGTACCATATAAAAATTCTTTCTGTGCTTGTTTGTCGATCGCCTCTAGGATTTCTTGGGTGAAGTAGGACTCTGGATCTTTGAGAATTTGTTTGGCATAGATTTTCTTTCCACCAATTTCATAGCGTCCAGCAACATTTTTCCACAACCCTGCTCGCTCGCCAATCTCAAGTAATCCATAATGCTTCTCCAAACCTCTAGAATCAAAGTATAGTCTAGTCTCTACTTTGGAACCCTCGCGTGTCAAACGAGACTTCTTAGCCTCGCATTTGATAATGTTTCCGATGAAATCTGTTCCATCTTTCTCTTTTTTCTTTCCGAGATAAACGATTGTGCTAGCAGAATACTTGAGTCCACTGCCTCCCCCCATTTCTTTTGCAGGGTGATAAGCGCCGATGACATCATAGGTGTGGTTGGTAACGATCATTGGTATATTAGCCTTGCCAAGCTTCAGTGTCAAGATGCGAAAGGCAGATTTGACCAGTTGTGCTTTTGTCATATCGCGGACGTTCTTGTCGTCTGCTGCATCCTGAACCTCTTTGTTGGTGGCAAGGTTACCCAAAGAGTCTAGCACAAACATGAGTGGTTTGCGGTCTTCTTCAGGTTGACTCATGAATTTGTCCACAATTCTTACTGATTGTGTGCGGAACTCTTCAATGGTATTGATTGGGAAAATCACCATGCGTTCGGAGTCAATGTCACGACTCTCAATCATCTGCTTACTAATGGCAGACTCAGTTTCAAAATAGATGACTCCAGCACCAGGATCAGTATCGAGGAAATGCTTAACGACAGAAAGACAAAAGAAAGTCTTACCCGTGCCTGATTCTCCTGCCACGGCAGTAATTTTATTGGAAGGGAAACCTCCAAAAATCGAACCACTAACCAGGGCGTTAACAACGTAACTCCCAGTATCAACGAAAGATTCAATATCGCCAGCAGCAACCCCGTCGCTAACAAGACTAGCATACTCATTCTTGCTGTCCTTAACGATTGTATCTAGAAATCCCATAGTTATAAAAATGATAATAGTGAAACTTTTTTTTCGTAATCCCAATCAACGCATCCTAGCACATTCTTTAAAGGTTCTAGGAATGACTTCTCAAATTGTAATTGATAATCAATGTACTTGTCTAAATTAAATTCTTTAGGGATGTCACTGAAGAAACTAATGCAGTTTTGCATCATTGGATTTGGTGTCTTCAGATAAATGAATTTAATTTTTTCTCCTTCCTGAATGATAGGATACTTATTAGTTATCTTGTTCTTGCGAACATAGTAATTATAAAGTAAGGATCCTCTCACATGGATAGGTGTCCCCTTGCGATAAATGTCATGGGAACATTTGTATTTGGTCATGCCATTGCATCCACGGGGGAAAGCAATGTTCGCATAGTCCTGGTTTCTAGTATCTTTTTTTACAAACTCAATGAAATCAATCAAGTCTTCATTAGTTTGTGTCAAGATTAATTTGAATGCATGATATAGTTTATCGCGATAGTATTGTGGTGTGGATGAACGAGCAGTCTCCAAACCACAGATTTTCATCTTAGGTTCTTTATATCGAACCCCTTCACTATCCCAGACGTTGAGAATATATCTCTTCTTAGCAGTCCAGACGCCACGATTAGCGATGTTCTCTCGCTTCATGACCATCTTCTGCTGGTATGCGTTCATGTAAAGGGCGAGCTCTTGGTAAGAACTTTCAATATACTTTTCAAGTTCCACTTGACACACCTTGTCAAGGAACCCGACAATTCCTTCATCAGTCTTCTCTCTGTTGGCGTATACAATTTCAACCAGAGGACCCAAGTTAAGATACACAGAGTCGGTATCAGAAGCAATAACGTAATCAACATTGTCAGTCTTAAGAATCTTGTTTAAGTATTTGTTTAACTTCTCTTGAATCCATCGAATCGCGAGTTGACCAGAACAAGTAATTGCTTCTGCAATCTCAAGTCGAAAGTATCTAAAGTGTTCGCTGCCGATAGCACCATAAGCAGAGTTCAAAGAGATCTTCTTTGCCATCTGGATGTTATTGCAGCGAGCAATCTCTTTCTTCAATTCAATAGTAGGAGTCTTCTCATACTGCTGCTTGGCTTCAAGCATCTTCTTCTTATAGATGACACGAGAATCATACATTTTCTGCATCATCATGGGAAGAAATCCCATCTCATCATTTTTATACAGAGTGCCATTAGCAGCAAGACAATCAGTAATACCAGATGTGTCTATCTCTTTCTCAAGCAACTTATCAATAGTTGCTGTAGGGTGTCGGTTTGGGAGCAGGGTCTCTGGTGAGAGGTTATACTGCATGATAAGATGAGGGTATAGACTATTAAGGTCAAAGCTGACAACCCAGTCATAAAAACCTGGCTTAGGTTCCTTAACGTATGCACCAGCATACTTAGCGTCTTTTCTTGCTTCCTT